CAGCAAAGAACTTGATGAGCGCACAGCAACAATCGAGAAGCTCCGCGCCGATGAGGCCCGTGAACTTCGTTTGGATGCAGCAACACGCGAGATCGCAGACCAGGTTCGTCCTGTCGCTGACGCACCACGCGCAGAGCGCAACGACAACGATGTGATTCGTTCGATGGCAAAAGGTGAAATTCGTTCACACATGTTTGAGAAGCGTGACGTTGTAAAGACATCAGCAGGCGCACCAGTACCAACATCGTTCTATGACCAAGTGATCATGCTTGCTCGTACGGTTGGTCCAATGCTCCAGACTTCAACAGTCTTGAACACAGCATCAGGCGAAAACCTTCAGATTCCATCACTTGCTCAGTATTCAACTGCCGCAATCGTTGGCGAAGGCACAGCAATCAGTGAGTCGGATCCAGTATTCAACTCGTTCATCACATTGGGCGCGTTCAAGTTCTCGTTCCTTGTTCAACTCTCACGAGAGTTGGTTGAGGATTCAGGCGTGGACATCTTGCGCTTCTTGGCTGATCAGACCGGTAATGAACTCGGTGTGCGTGTCAACTCGGCACTCACAATCGGTTCAGGCACAAACCAACCAAAAGGCATCGTTGCAGCATCAGCTGTCGGCGTAACTGGCGGAACGGGTGTGACGGGTGCTTTCACCGCAGACAACTTGATCGACTTGGTCTACTCGGTAGACACAGCCGGTCGTCGTTTGGCTGGTTCAGGCTTCCAGATGAATGCATCATCAATCGGCAAAATGCGCAAGCTCAAGGACACAGCAGGCAACTATGTGTTCCAACCAGCACTCAGCGCAGACGCACAAGATCTGCTTCTTGGATACCCAGTATTCGAGAACCCAGCAGTCGTTGACACAGCACTTAGCGCGAAATCGGTTATCTTCGGACACCTTCCTTCGTACTTCGTTCGCTCGGTCGGTGGCATCAAGTTGGATCGAAGCGATGACTTCGCATTCAGCACTGATCTCATCACCTTCCGTGCAACAATGCGTGTCGATGGCAACTTGCCACAAACATCGCATGTCAAACACTTCATCGGTAACGCTTCTTAATTAGAGCAACCGATAACAAGACATGACAGTCCGCAAGGACTGTGACTAGGATTAAGTCCACGGCCTATTCGTGCAGGGTTGGCCGTGGACTTTCTCTATATCTGCACTATTCTTAGGAGGATCATGTGGCAAATCGTAATCGTGAAGGGCGTCCCAGTGGAGATGCCAGGGTACTTAGCGGAGCGTTTGCTCCGAGCGGGCGTGGCGCACTCGTTGGAAGTGTCCGACCTACCAATCCCGACCGACTCAGAGTCCTCTGGTATAGCAACGCACCTTGGACTCCCACCGGATACGGACAGCAAACCGCGCAAGTCATCGAAAGGCTCGCGAAAGAAAACCACCAAGTAGCAGTCCACGCGATGTACGGCCTCGCAGGCGCGTCATCGACATGGAACGGATTCAAAATCTACCCACAAGGACTCGCTGGATACAGCGACGATGTGCTTGTCGCGCACACGATGGAATGGGCAAACCAAGATCCATCCACACCGACATTGATGATGACATTGTTTGATGTCTGGGTGTTGAAGTCTGACTCGTTGAAAACTTGGAAGAACATTGCGTCATGGGTTCCAATCGATCATCAGCCAACGCCACCAGATGTGTTGGCTTGGTGTCAGCGTGACAACGTGAAACCGATCGCAATGTCGAAGTTCGGTTCACGAATGTTGGATCTTGCAGGTGTTGAACACTTGTATGTTCCTCACGCAATCGAACCTGTCTTCCAGCCGACCGAATCAATCACTTTGGCGAACGGGAACAAGATGACTGGCCGAGAATTCATGGGCTGGGAAGAAGACAAATTCGTCGTGTCGATGGTTGCGACCAACAAAGGTTCTCAGCCTGCTCGGAAGGCTTGGGCTGAGAACATTCTTGCGTTCTCAATCTTTGCCAAAGATCATCCCGATGCGGTGCTGTACTTGTACACCGAACCTGATGGTGCGATGGCTGGTATCAATCTGCCGACATTGTTGGATGCGGTCGGAGTATCAAAAGACAAGTACAAGGTTGTCGACCAGTACGCCTATCGGCATGGCATTCCACAGAATGTGATGGCTGCGATGTACACCGCGTCCGATGTTCTGTTGGCCTGCTCGATGGGTGAAGGCTTCGGCATCCCTGTCATCGAAGCACAAGCCTGCGGATGTCGAGTGATTGTCTCAAACTTCACGGCGCAACCTGAACTGGTCGGTGACGGCTGGACGGTTGAAGGTCAGCCTTGGTGGGATGCAGCACAGAAGTCGTGGTTCTTTACACCGAATGTGCCTGACATCGTGAATGCTCTCAAGTCGGCGTATGACGCGCCTAGGAGCCGTTCTGAGGACGCAATCACCCATGCCCTAGGGTACGGAGCCGATCAAGTATTTGAGCAGTATTGGAAGCCAACAATGAAGGAGTTGTCCGCATGGTGCCGGTTGTAATCATCCCAGTCCTAAACCGATATGACCTGCTTGAGAGGTGCATAGATTCACTTGACTTCCCTGTTGAGAAGATCATCATCATTGACAACGGAGGCAAGATCGAGCAGGACTGTTTGGTGATGCCACGCCACAGTCGCCACGGCAAAACCTACGTCATGGACATGCCAAGCAATCTCGGTGTTGCGACATCTTGGAATCTTGGCATCAAGATGACACCGTTCGCAGCGGGTTGGATTCTTATGAACTCGGATGCTTGGTTCATGCCAAACAAACTTGAAGAGTTCTGGCAGTCATGCGACGTGAACGAGATCCATCTCACTGGTTCACCAGAGTGGGCTTGCGCGTGGATCGGTTCACAGGTTGTCAAAGATGTCGGCCTGTTCTGCGAAGCATTCCATCCTGCATACTTTGAAGACAACGACTATGAACGTCGCGCCGTGCGTCTTGGTAAAAACATTCGCAAGTCGCAAGACATCATCGTGCATGACAACTCGTCCACGCTTCTGTCCGATGTTGCATATCAGGCGAAGAACTCGGCAACATTCAACTCGAATCTTGAACTGTTCAAAATGCGGAACGCACGACTTGATGCAGGTCAGTGGGATCTGCAACGTCGACTAGATCTCAGTTGGGATTGATGGCTAAATATCACAAGTATCTTGGCGACGATGCCGATGTTGAAGCGATGTATCAAGCGGAGGACGGCGAAGAGTTTGATGCCTGGTATCAGTCGGATCTGCGACCGATGGGATATCGACTTCTCTCGACTGCGATGGCCGCATATTCGTTCAACACAATTCTTGACATCGGTTGTGGTAAAGGCACACAGACACATCTGATGGCGTTACGCAATCGCAAAGTTGTCGGCTACGACATCTCACCGACTGCGATACGCAAAGCAAAAGCCTCATACCCTGGCATCGACTTCTGTGTCGGTGACGGTCTGACCGCAGCTAAGTCAGGTGAATATGATTGCGCGGTCATGTCGCAGACCTTGTACATGCAACCTGACTGGCGTGAAGTGATCGCCGAAACAGCGAAGCGATGTGACTGGTTGATTGTTCACGAGTTCATCCCATTGAAGACTCAATGGTGTGTGCCGGACATACAAACTTTGCAAGCCGAGTTTGAGAAACATTGTTCTATTGATACAAAGATTGTGATGAACGACAACCGCATACTGCTAGTCGGCGAGACACACCGATGAGAGTGTTTGACTGCATCCTGTTCAACCAAGAACACGACATGCTTGAATGCCGACTGTCGGAGATCGGCGATGTCATAGACAAGATAATCATCGTTGAATCGTCCACAACTTTCATGGGTAAACCTAAACCGCACGGCATAGACCTTGACAGGTTCTACAAGTGGCGCGACAAGATCCACTACGAAACATTTGAACCGAATCCGAATCAACTTGGCTGGGCGGCGGAACACGCACAACGCGACCACCTGTTCGTTGCATTGCAAAAGTTCGCGCCAGAAGCCCAAGACATTGTGACTGTTGCCGACTGTGACGAAATATGGAACCCAGCCGACATTGAGATACTGCAACAGGGTTGGCGTAGTTACATGATGAAGCGTCTAGTGATGTCGGCGTATTGGCGATTCACGGACGAAGTCACGATGGTCGCAGGACTATACGGTCAACGGGCTGGTGGTGCGCAACACATCCGCTCGAATCGTGAACGGTTGCCGAACTTGAACTCAGGTTGGCATGTGTCGTGGATGGGTGGACCTGAATGGGCTGCGAACAAGATGCGGTCGTTCTCTCACCAAGAACTGATGGTTGATGATCCTGAAGGGTTCATGGCTGAGAACTATCGGATCGGTCGCTCGATACGCGGCGAACAGTTGATTGAGGTGCAGATGGATGATTCGTGGATTCCGTGGATCCGTGAAGGGAAGGCTCCGTTGTCGTGGTATCGGCACCGGTAGCGATCATCTCACCGTTCGAGCAGAACTATTGGGATCGGTTCGGTACAGCGTTCATTGAATCTGTTGAAGCGTTGACGGTCAAACCACAAGAGGTGATTCTGGTGACGACCGCCAGAGTTGATGTGCCTGACTGGTGGAAGGTT